CAAGGCGTTCTCGGGATCATACGGCTCGCAAGGTTGGCACCTGGAGTTTGCGGACAACAGCAGCAACACCGCGACCACATTAGGGAAGGACACTAGTGGCAACTCCCCGGCGAATAACTGGACGCCGGTTAACCTTACAGTTGCCGCTACTACTTATACAACTGCCAATTCGATTACATCGTCTGGCGGGCTTACTAACGCACAGCGAATCCTTGATGGCACAGCTAGCGCTGACGCAACAATCGCCACTGGGGCTGCATCGATCGAATTTAATCCTCCTGTAGGGATTCCATACTCCTCATCAGTTGAGGTAATGGGGTCAGGCAGTCCCAACCCGCCATACAACGCACGATGGCAGTTAAACGGTGGATCTCTGATCAACACTGTTAATGCGAACTCTTGGGTAACGCTGGCAACCGGCTCTGGCACCATCACCAAAATTCGGCTGCAGGCGGATTCAGGCGGGTTGAACTGGCGCGGGATCCGTGTCGATGGCGTCATCCTCAAAGAGGAGAGCGGCGCAGGCATTGATTCCCTTGTAGACGTTCCCACTAATGGGGCGCAGACGGATACGGGCGTGGGGGGTCAGGTTAGGGGGAATTATGCGACGCTGAATCCGCTGGCAACAAACAGTAGCCTCACTCTCGCCAATGGAAACTTAGCGGTCACAGGCGCTGGCGGCTCTGGCTCTTATCAGTCAAACTCAACGATCAGCGTATCCTCAAGCAAATGGTACTTTGAAGTAACGTTGACAACGGCTGGCGATTTTTCGCTTGTGGGTATCAGCCAAAATAACGGAACTAACACTTACCCTGGTAACGAATCATATTCATATGCATATCAATTGGAAACCGGAAACAAGGGCAATAGTACTTCATTTACGGCATATGGCAGTACTTTGGCCGCCGGCGATGTTTTGATGTTTGCCGTTGATCTTGACAACAACAAGATCTTTACCGGAAAGAACGGGACTTGGTTTGCATCAAGCAATCCCGTCACTGGCGCAAATCCTATGTATTCCATTTCGGCGGGAACATACCAAATAGTCACCCGACCGTACAAAAACACTGGAACGTGCCAGCTAGATTTTAACTTCGGCCAACGCCCTTTCGCCTACACGGCCCCCAGCGGCTTCAAGGCGCTCTGCACGGCAAACCTGCCCGCCCCATTAGTCACAAAGCCTTCGACGGTGATGGATGTGGTGCTTTACACCGGCACTGGGTCAAGCCTGACGCTTCCCTACGCCAGCAGCACACCAACCAGCATTGCTTTTACGCCCGACCTCGTGTGGATCAAAGGTCGGTCCGGGGCAACTGATCATGCGCTCTACGACGCGGTGCGTGATGTTCAGAAGGATCTTGCTAGCAACAGTACCGCCGCAGAAACAACGCAAAGCACCGGCCTAACCGCATTTGGCACCAACACCTTCACCATAGGCAGTCTTGCCAAACTCAACACCAGCTCAGCCACCTACGTCGCCTGGACCTGGGACGCCGGAACCACAACCGACCCCAACAACACAGCAGGCTCCATCTCTAGTCAGGTGCGGGCCAACGCGACGGCGGGGTTTAGCGTGGTGACGTTCACTGCACAATCCAGTGGCAGCGCAACTATCGGTCACGGCCTAGGCGTCGAGCCCCATCTGATCATCGTTAAGTCAAGGGCGCAAACATATAGCTGGCTTGTCTACCACAAGAACCTGACATCAAACGCCTATTACTTGATTCTCAACTCAACGGCGGCTCAGGACAATACCTCAAACGCGTGGAACAGCACTACACCCACATCAACAGTATTCACGCTTGGCAGTACGTATGCAGGTGGTGGCAATAGCGTCGCCTACTGCTTCGCCCCAGTAGTCGGGTACTCTTCTTTTGGCAGCTACACTTCTAATCAATCTTTAGATGGACCATTTATTTATTGCGGCTTCCGCCCGAGATGGATCCTCGTAAAGGCAGCTATTAGAACTTTTGGATCAGGCTGGTCCATAATTGATGCCGCAAGAAATACTGGAAACTTTAGCGTCAGCGGTAACGGTACAAACATCTTGTACGCGAACACGTCTGGATCTGAGTTTTCCTCTGGCGGCGCTCAGTTGGATATTTTGTCTAACGGATTTAAGGTACGCAACAACAGCGGTGACATTAACGATAACGGCACCTACATCTACGCCGCCTTTGCCGAATCGCCCTTCAACTACGCCCGCGCCCGCTGACCCCACTAGAGAACAAGACTAATACGGAACATTATGTTTATTCTGAACGAAAAACCAATTAGCCCTGACGTTGCCTTTGCGCACGAGGGCGTTCAATATCCTGCCAACTGGATCCGTCTTGCCTCACCTGAAGAGCGGGCAGCCATTGGTATTACAGAAGAGCCTGACCCTATCCCGGTCGATCAGAGGTTCTATTGGGATACAGGTATTCCTAAGGATCATGCCCAGCTTGTAGAGCAGTGGGTTGGCCAAGTTAAACAAACTGCTGGCTCGCTGCTCAGCCAATCGGATTGGTACATCACCCGCTTTGCTGAGACGGGCCGTGAAGCCCCTCAGAGCGTCCTTGACCGACGTGCCGAGGTACGCAACCTTAGCAACGAAAAAGAGGCCTTCCTGAGGCTTACAGAGACCACTGACGAGCTTGCTGCGTATGTCACTGGTCCTGACTTCAGCGTCTGGGAGGTTGTACCTGTACCTGAAGAAGTCAACACGGTTATCGATCAGGTTACCTCTAGCTCAGTGATTACTGATAGCACTCTCTTTAGTGCAAGCAGTGAAGACACTATTACCTTTACAAACTAATTATTATGCTTACCATTCTTGGCGTCAAGGTTTCGGTTGAAACCATCGCATTCTTTGCACTGTTTCTGGCCAGCGAGGTCGTTGGTAACAGCAAGCTCAAGTCCAACAGCATCGTTCAGTTGCTGGCCACCATTGTCAATGGCCTGCGTCCTATTCGCAAAGAGGATGAGCAACTGGATGCCATTCGTCGAATTATTAGCGGTCGGTGAAAATGATCAGCATCCTTGACGTTGTTAAGAACTACAAGGGTCTGCCACACCAAAACGAAGCTCTAAAGGCCCTGGAGGACACTCTGGGGCCTTATTACTTGGCTGATGACCAGAAGTGGGTCAAGCTTTGGAGAACGCCTCAAAAAGCCACACAGGCCCCTGCTAGAGGTGATCAAAAGTTTGAGAACTCGTGGTCAGGCATCAAAGCCTGTGCAGCCAAAGCTGGAGCAAAGTTCCCTGAGGTAGTGGCAGCCCAATGGGCATTGGAGTCAGCCCGTGGGACGATCTTGTCTGGTAGAAATAATTTCTTTGGCATCAAAGGTCCAGGCACGATTAAGACAACCTGGGAAGACTATGGCAAGGGTGCTGTGATCATTAAAGCATCCTTCATGGACTTTGCCACTCCATTTGATTGCGTGAATCACCTTGTAACCCAGTGGTACAAAGACTACAAGGGATACAAGGGAGTCAATAGGGCTAAGACAAGAGAAGAATGTGCAATCCTTCTCAAGAGGGAAGGTTACGCAACAGATCCGGCTTACAGCCAAAAGCTAATCAAGATCATGAACGACAATGCTTGAAGCAATCATCACTGGTGTTGTCTCACTGATTATTGGGGCAAGTGGGGGTGTGGCTGCTGTGACCTCTAGAACGAATTCCAGGATCTCTGACCTTGATAGGCGGATCGATCAGATGGAGTTACGTGTAGCAGAGAAATACGTCCCTCGCTATGAGCTCACGTCTGCTCTACAGAAAATGGAGGATCACATGATCCGAATTGAAAACAAGTTAGATCAGATCGTACTGAGAAATGGCTAATGAACAACGGGCAACGGAAGAGCAATTTAATGAGCTCCACACTCTTGTAACTCAAGAGTTCTTAAGCCGTATCAAATCAGGTGAAGCATCTACTGCTGACCTCCGGGCTGCGATTGAATGGCTAAAGGCTAATGACATTACTGGTGTAGCTATTGAGGGCAGCCCTCTTGCCGGGCTTGTTGGCCTGATTCCTGAGCTGACTTTAGAAGACATGAGCCCTCAGGTGTAACAATGGCTAACTACAACCCGTACAAGAAAAACCCTAAACTTAGGGCCAAGAAGAACGCGTATCAGCGTAAGTACAACAAGAAACCTAGCGTCAAGCAAAAGTCAGAAGAGCGTTGGACTGAGCGCAGACGCAGAGGTATAGCTGGCAAGGGTGGTAAGGACTTGAGCCATACAAAAGGTGGTGGGATGGTCCTGGAATCTCCTTCCAAAAATCGAAGCCGTAATGGCAAGAACGGCAGGTCAACACTCAAATGAAAAAGAAACCAGGTCTATACGCCAACATCAATAAGCGTAAAAAAGCCGGTACAAGTCGCCCCAAGAGTAAGAGCACAATTACTCCTAAAGCTTATGCACAAATGAAGGCTGGCTTTCCAAAGAAAAACAAGAATTAATCCCTCAATAATGAGCCACCGATGGAAACCCCCCGAAGCCTCATGCACGATTTACTCACATTCAGAAGCAGTGATGCTAAAAGAATGTGGAGAGATGAGATCAGGCGAAGGGATAAAAACCAGTGTGTGTATTGCGGCTCCACAGAAGATCTGACAATTGATCATGTCAGACCTCGGTCAATGGGCGGTCCAACGACAGCAAGTAATTGCGTGACTGCCTGTAGATCTTGTAATCAATCCAAGGGCTCAATGCCCGTCAATATCTTTCTTCAAATACAAGCTTCTTAATTATGACTGCTCAAGTATTCACGGCTAATGTAAAGGCCGCTTCAGCTCTGTCTCTGTGTAAGCACGAGGCAGAAGCAGCAACCACAATCGATGCTACTGCTGATGCTGCTCTGGCTGGCATCACGACTGCCAGCACTGTTGGTGATGTTCTCGACATCCTCAGTGCTTGTGTAGCTCGTGCTAACGCTGTCACTTCAACCAGCATCGGCAAAGCTACAAGCGTCAAGTACTGATATGCCCTCCCCCACTTTTGCGGTAACGCCAAGTATGCGTTACCTCTGGGGGGCCCTTACTTCTGACACCATCTCCAAGATGAGTGGGGGGAGAATTCCCAAGATGACACCCCAGCAGGCTGCCGGTCTGCTGGGTTCTTGGATTGTGGAAACAGGAAAGCAGGGCCTAGACAAGCTTGATGTTGTTGAGAGGGGAGCAGCCGCAGGAAGGGGATTGTCGCAGTACACAGGCATGAGACGTATTGCTTATGACAATGCAAGAGCCAAAGCCATTAAACAAGGGATTGATCCAAACAGCCCCCAATGGCAGCTTCAATACTTTGTTGAAGAGTACACAGGTAAGCACGATCCCGCTCCTGGGCAAAGTTTGATTGGCTACACCCGTGTCTTTGAAGGTGCTCCTAAAGCAGGGACACCAGCAAAGTATGCAAGCTATTACACAGGTTCTGCAGCAGCAGGAAAAGGCTACTTCAGACCCAGTGTCCCCCATACCGAAAAGAGAGCTCAACTGGCCGAACAGGTCTATCGAGCCCTGACTCAGCAACAGCAACAAGAGCTTCAAATCCCACAACAACAGAATCAACCCGCAACAGGTCAAAGACCGTTCTGGGAAGCGTTGGGTATTCCTCCAATTCGGTGGAACTCGTCCCAACTGGAGATCCCTCAAGGCCCACACACGCCTCTACCAACACCAGGATGGAGCCCAAGAGAAATTAAGCCACCTGGTAACCCGAACTACCGGCCACCCGCTCAATACGAAAGGATCCTTCCTGACGGGCGAATGGTGCCGTTTGCGTAGCACCTATGAACGTTAATGATTTAGACCGCAAGCTTCGAGAAGAGTTCAAACTCTTTCTAACACTGATCTGGAGGGAGCTAGGACTCCCAAAGCCCACACGGGCTCAACTGGCGATTGCTGACTATCTGCAACACGGTCCCAAGCGTCTCCAGATCAGCGCTTTTCGTGGAGTTGGAAAGTCCTGGATTACAGCAGCATTTGTGCTATGGACTCTCTACAACGACCCGGACAAGAAGATCATGGTGATCTCGGCTTCCAAGGAACGAGCCGACAACTTCTCGATCTTCTGTCAGAAGCTCATTCTCGATATTTCCTGGCTCAACCATCTGGGTCCCAAATCAGAAGATCAGAGGTGGTCGCGGATCTCCTTCGACGTAGGGCCAGCCAAACCCCACCAGGCTCCCTCTGTCAAGTCTGTGGGCATCACAGGTCAGATGACTGGATCCCGTGCCCATTTAATGATCTTTGATGACGTTGAGGTTCCGCTTAACTCCGCTACCGATATGCAGCGGGAAAAGCTCCTACAACTAGTGACTGAAGCGGAGTCAATCCTCACCCCAGACGAAAGCAGCCGAATCCTGTTTTTAGGCACACCTCAGTCTACTTTCACAATCTACAGAAAGCTCGCTGAGAGGTCCTACAAGCCCTTTGTTTGGCCTGCTAGGTACCCACGTGAGGCCAGGGGGTACGAAGGCCTCTTAGCGCCGCTTCTAGTGGCCGATATGGACAACGGGGCAGAACCCTGGGCTCCAACCGATAGCCGCTTTACGGACTTCGATCTGCTTGAACGAGAAGCCGCAATGGGCAGGAGCAACTTCATGCTCCAGTTCATGCTGGATACCTCCCTCTCTGATGCGGAGAAGTTCCCCCTTAAGTTCCAAGATCTAATCGTTACCCCGATTGGGGAAGAGTGTGCAGAACGTTATGCTTGGTCATCAGATATACGCTATTGCCTTAAAGAACTGCCTGCTGTGGGCCTTCCTGGAGATCGGTTCTACAGTCCCATGTTTATTGACGAAGGAATCGTTCCTTTCGATGAAACGATTGTATCGGTCGATCCGTCGGGACGAGGAACTGATGAAACTGTGGCCTGCGTCCTTTCGC